AATCAACCAGTTCGTACCAGAAGAGACAACGGAGCAGGTTCAATTACCCTACGAAAAGACGGAAGATGGATGGGTTCAATTCAGTACGGATATAAAGCTGACGGTAAACCAAAGCGCATTACCGTCTACGGAAAAACACAGCAAGAAGCAAAGAAAAAACTAAGAGAGAAAAGTGAAGAGTTTGTTAAAAACGATGGCAATATCATATTAGCTAAATCAATTAAGGATTGGTTTTCAGAATGGTTGTACAAGGAATTGAAATATACCTTAAAACCGAAAAGTTTTGATGCAAAAGAAAGAACGATCAATAAATTTATTATTCCAAATTTTGGTTATATACAAATTAACCAGTTGACATCTAAAGATGTTCAAGCCCTTATAAACAAAATGGTGAAACAGGGGTATTCTTTATCCCAAATAGATAAAGTAAAAACAACAATAGCACAAAAATATCGCTTAGGGATGCAAAATAATGAAGTAACAATAAACCCAGCACTTAATGTGAAATTGCCAGCATCATTGAAAGCTGAGGTGGATACTAAACAGGTTTCAACATTAAGCGAGGAAGAAGTAAAGAAATTAACCGAGCTGGCGTATAAAACACATCCTAATGGAACAAAAATATACTCCAGAGGAGAATTTATTGTATTTTTGCTCAATACTGGCTTAAGATTTGGAGAGGCAACAGCTTTAACTTGGGATGATGTTGACTTTCAAAACCACACAATTACTGTTAATAAGAGTTATGTTACAGTATTAAATCGGGATAAAAATAATATCAATCCTCGAACCAAAAAACCTTATGCAACTACAATGGTATTGCAACATTCTCCAAAGACAACACGCAGTACAAGAATTATTCCATTAAACAAAGAAGCTCAAAGAGCTTTAAAAGGTTTATGGGATTGCAATAAAAAATACGAGTTGGTATGTGCTAACGAGAATGGAAATCCTAATAGTTCATCTAATTTAAACAGAAGTTTAAAATATATGCTTAAACGGGCGGGTATAAGCACCTCGTACAGTGTTCATTCATTGCGTCACACCTTTGCCACACAGTTATTTCGTAACCATGTGGATATAGAAATAATTAGTCAATTATTAGGACACGCAGACACTACGATAACCTACAACACCTACATTCATATTATTCAGGCGGAAAAAATTGAAGCAGTTGGTTCGTTGGATTTTGTGAAATAAAATACAAAAAAATAGGGGTAACTCAAATCGAGTTACCCCTAAAAATTTAAAAACTATGGGAAAGTCATTAACCCTCTCAATGCAAAACCTAATGGTTTTTGATACCTTATTTTGTTTCATCTCTAAAAACTTCACGCAGAAACTCTGCTCAATTATTAATAATCTTCTTAATCATCCTCTTTGTCTGTTTTATCGTCCTTAACCAAGTGAATCTTATTTGTTCTCTCTCCAAGTTCCAACAACTCTTTAACCGTATATTCACGAAAATGAACCGTCTTTTTGTCTACTATAATTTCTTGATTTTTGTTCTTTTTATGTGACTTCTTCATTTGTGTTACACCTCTGGCATACATTTATTTTTATTTAAATTTAGTAAGTAAGACAAACCTACAATGTCAATATACGATTTTAAATATGTGTTTATGAAAGTTTCAATCTCTATTTCGGTTTCTTTACGACTTTTTGCGTGTTGTCCAAATGGCGTTTTATGTAGACAATCTATTTGTAAAATAAAATCTACACTGCTTTCATCCATTACCGAAACCGCA